AGGTGGGGTACTCTTCACCATGCTGTCGGTCGCTAATAGCGCACCACTCCCGAGTCCCGCAAGTATTGCCAATGGACCAGCAATCAAGGCCCATCTTCCGATGGTTCGTTTATCAGTTGGCGATAGGAAGGCCGTCTTCTTTGTCCGATGACGATGACGCCTGGACGGGAGGGGAATCTGTTTTCCCTGCCGACCTAATTCTCGATCGTAGGTGCCGACCCTTTTCCACAATTGCCCTAGCATATTCTGAGTAATTCCTCAGTATGTCCCAGGGCGGACGACCGTCGTAATCTTCATACAGTCTCCACAACCTGTGAACATTCGAATGCGTAGTCGGACAGAGGATGACCAGGTTATCCCTAACATCCGGTCCTCCCTCTCCTAGAGGCCACACATGGTGTTTATGCAGCTCTAATGCCCTAGGAACATGCTTAGAAACACATTTGCAATTATAACGAGGGTCGGTACCGTCGAGCATGAATTGGCGATCAATCGTCATGGGTTCCCCTCAGCCCTTACACGGCGAAAAGCTAACGTGCACGTGATCGAAATGATCTGCTACTTGCCAGAGCACAACGGGGGTCGCTCCGAGAGCTGACCTCCGTGCGATCACAAACGCATACAGCCTATCACCAAGAGCTTTGTTTGTACCCACGATGAAGTCAATGCCTAACCCTTTCGGGTGGCACGAATTCGGGTTTCCAGCTCTACCACCCACACCGAGAACTGATTTTATTTCTGGAAAGGCAGCTAATATCTGATTACATGCTGCCTTAGGTGTGGGCAGTAGTCCTATACTACCACACTTACTATTGCTTGTCACTACTGGTATTACGGGTGGGTTTGGCACTACTGTTTGAGGTTTTGCTTTCGGTCTTACTACTACTCCCTGAGGAGTAGGTGGAGCGACCCTCTGAGTTGCTATAACTTTTGAAGTTGTTCTCGAAACTGTCTTAGGAATAGCTTTAGCAGCAGGACTAGTTGACTTGATTGTCTCCCTTGATTCTGCAACTACTTGTTTCTTTTGAATGGTTGTCCGTGGGATTACTGGCCGCTGGACGACCGATGAAGATCGAAGTTTACCCGCCGTTGGCGTGACGGACCTCACATGATCTTCACGTACGCGAGGTGCTGACGTCCTCCCTAGCTTGATCGATGGGGTGTCCTCGGGTGTTACCAAGCTGTCCTTTTCGATCTTGGGGAGAGGCGCGCTGAGGGCCTGCCGAGCTGGACGCTGTGATCTTTTGATCTTAGTCTTTGCAGTTAGGGATGGGGTTGGCGTTGGTTGACTGTCCGATGTGAACAAGTCAATTCGTGGTGCGTCGGGAGTTTCCGCTGAACTGGAGACGGGTACAGGTTGGCTCAGAAAGGCTATTACTAATACGGTTACTGCGGACAAACATAAGCCATATGTAGCCAGTCGCCGAGTGACGGGCACCCTCTTTCTATGCTTCGCCATAGGTTATCACTTAGCCATTGTCTCTATACAGAATGTTCCACCACCCGGGAAGTCGTACTGAACATTAACTTGGGTAGTATTATTCGGCAGCTCTCGCCATGGACGTTCCGATCGTCCATTCACCATGTTAATTGTCCAGCTCCAATCAGCGATTCCTCCCGAGTCGGATTGAGCAAAGCACCGGGCAGTGCCTTTAGCACCCGTAACCACGGCAGAGAGGAAAGCCTTTGCCGTAGTCTTTGAGGCATCACCTACCGGGACAATAAGACGAATCTCACCTTTACCCCGAGGGATGATAATGTCTTGCATTCCATGGTCCTTCTTCTTAGTGGGAGCAGGAGGATTAGAAAAACGAGGAATACGCTGAAGAGGATCGCCGAGCAACCAATTGACACGGTTGCGAAAGTCAACCATATTGATTCCACCAGGGTCAGGCTTTCGACCCTTGGGAAGACAACATTCCTTATGACCACAAGCTCGTTCTGATCCCCGACGACAATAGAAAAGGATGGCAGCTACCAAGCGTGGGTAGGAATCCCACTGTGCGTCTGTCCATTTGCCGTCGCCGTCATCCTCTGCTTCGATGCCCACGAATTCGTCATTAAGGTCATTGAATCCTGCCCAGGATGAGGCTCCAGCATGCCATGCACATCCCGCAGCCACCACGTATACAGTTCCATCCCGAGCAAGCCCATAGTTAGCGAGAGGTCCAGCCAAGCCTGCCCGGCCATTAGTAATGACTCCGAGGCTCGGCATGTTTCCGACCTTAGGGCCTGCGGTGTGATGACAAACAACCCCTTCCGTGACTCGCATTCCACCATGGCCGCGCCCTTTCCAGCCAGGAACTTCAACAACGGGATAGCCTGTTAATCTTGCCGCATCTACCAGCCAAGGAATGAAGAAAGTCACTCTTCTTCGCTCCCATGGCGATGAGCCATACGAACATAAATGCCTTGCACTTTATGATCGTCGGGAGCGGTAGGGTCCATGATGCGATCATGCAGGACAACCTCAGCCATGATTAACGACTTCGGTTCTCCACCCTGGTCAGGGAAATCTTCAGGAAGACGAATGCCCTTTAATGAAGTAGCAGCAGAACGATGAACGCTACCATATATGTCTTCGACAATGTCTTCCTTGGTCATTCCCCGATAGGCTTCAGACTGTCTATCCATTTTAGACGACCCCTAGAAATAGAAAGGCCCCGCACTAAGCGGGGCCAGTCTAATAGTGGGTCAGTCGTCTGCCAACCATATGTCTACAAATGGCGTCTGAATCTTCATCACGACGAACATATAACGAAGCAAATGTCTCGTCGCATCCATTGCGTGGCCCATTCCTGAAAGCCATAGGCCCACTTGCTCAATCTTTTGGTCGGTAATGAAGTGCATTGCCGCCGAGGAATTCAGGGTGTAGTGCTTCGCATCATTGAGCGCACAATAAAGCTCCATCACCCCAATGTATTCCTTGGAGATCAGCTCAACCTTATGCTTCGCCGGGCGAGGCTTACCGTCCTCGTCGAAATAAATGTGCTGGCGAAACTCGAAAGTCTCCCACACATAATGAGTGTAAGGATTGGCAGAGAGCGTGGACCAGAGTTGTACGTGATGTGGCTTGTCATCGATATGCCACTGACGAAACTTAATCTGATCGACAGAAGTAAGAGTGTCATCAGGTGATGACGGTTCCCATTGTGCAGTGGCGCAGCCGGTAGTGCCACCGGGATCAGCAGCAAAGATGAAGAAAGGAAGGCCGTCCCATTTCGGAACGACCTTCCCCGACTTACGCCGCATTCGAGTAGACATTCCTACTCGGCGTCGTCCTCGTACTCTTCGTCTGCTCCTTCATCCGCGACATCGGCCGCGTCGGAAGTGTTGCCGTTCTTTCGCTCACGCTTCTGAGCGGTACGAGAGCGGAAGTAGAGTGCGTCATCCCTTTCGTCCAGGTCGAGACCGATTTCCGGTTCGCCGGTTTCCAAACCAATCTTGTTGAGGTGAAGCTTAGAGCGGTTCAGCTCACGCTTAGCTGCCTCAAGATGTTCCGGCCCACTGACAGGAACCTTCTGCCAGCGACCGGTATTGAAGACATCGGGATCACGAAGAACGTTATCGAAATAGCTGGGACGACGAACGCGCCCCGGAGTCTTTCGATCGGGGGTAAAGTCCTTCGGTGCAGGCTCGGAAGTGAATTCGAACGTAGGGTCGTCAAGCTCCTCGTCGAGTTCAGCATCAGCATCAGTTGCAGAAGTCATTTCGTCAGTAATCTCCTCATTATCAAGAATGGCGACTCCGCCGGGCGCCTCATCCTGGACGCCACGACTCTTAGTTGACCTGGGCAAGGGGTATCCTTACATGTTGTTTACGGGTGGTCGGTGGTGGACAACACCAGTGTAACTACCTTTAGCGTGAAGTCAAGGTCACTTCAGGTCTGACCAACGCTTGCCGACACTGGCATCGGTACGGAATGGAACGTAACCCTCTGTAATCTCCTCTCCTGTCTGTACCATGATTTTATCCATTAAAGTCTTGACATCTTCTACCTCATCCGGTGCAGCCTCGGCATAGAGGGCATCGTGAACGAGATTAACAATGAAGATTCCTTCCTTAGTGCACCGAGCGGCAGCCTCCAAACCGATATCACTGGCCGTTGATTGAGGCAGAAATGCCATTGCTTCGTTCTCAACGTCACGTTGGTTTGTTGACGTAATGAGATAGAAGCGACGATGTCTTCCGAACGGATTAACAAGAGGCTCGCCTCTGTGAATCCTCGCGACAACTTCCGCTTGGAACTTTTTAATTTGAGGGATGCGAGCATTGAACGAATCCATTTGAACGCGGGCTTCGGCGACCGTCATATGGAAGTCTGGATCTGCGGCAATACCTTCGGCCGTTCGACCATACGATACGCCATACACTAGAGTCTTGATAAGAGTACGAATTCTCTTCTTCTCATCAGCGTCTAGGTTTGGAAACTCAGAGAAGATTTGAATACATATTTCAGTGAAGAGATCCTTCGAGGGATCGCGGAAGATATCTCGAAGAAGTTCCTCATGTGCTAGCCAACAAAGAACCCGAAGCTCAGCTTGAGCATAATCAAGACCAATAAGAAGCCGATTTGGGTCAGAGACAAATTGTTCTTTAATCGGTCCAGAACGAGGTATGTTCTGTAGGTTAGGGCCACGAGAAGAGAGACGGCCAGTAGTAGTACCATGAATAAGGTATGAAGAATGAATCCTATTGTCAGCAGTAACCTTCGCAGAGGGACCAGTAACATAAGTACCCTTCAGCTTAGATACTGCACGACATTTTAGGATAAGTCTAATAGTGTCTTTAACTTCAGAGGGTACCCGATGGTCAGATAGCTCAAGCAATACCTTGAGATGAGCTTCATCTGTGCTATCAGTGAGGACCTTATGACTAGCTAGATATTCCTTGACCTGTTGCCACGAACGAGGATTGAGTTGCTTCTCTACAATCTCATCCTTTTCCTCTACCTCAACGTAGGGGAGGTCTAGCTCTAGTTCTGCAATCTCTTCGGCTAGCTGCGCTTCGATTTGGTTCGAGCGATGATGGTCCCACCCCATTCCATTACGCTCAACGAGTGTGAGCATGGGGGAGACTGTTCTAGTAAGCCACGTAAGAAAATTGCCAAGTCCTTTTCGCTCCACGAGGTCGGCAAGATAAGCTCGGAGGAGCCTGGTCGCGTGAACATCGAAAGCATTATACTTATACAATATAGGTCGAGGGATCGCGCCATATCCCTCATCTTTTGTGACATAGGGCTTGACGACATCTTTCCAGTCGGGCGCTCCGAGAAGTTCTTGGCCCATATAATCGAGGCCGTGGATGCCTCCAACTTCATAGAGGGCATAACTCGCGAGCATAGTGTCAAAGAGTAGCGGGAAGGGAATGGCGCAGTTAAGGAAAGCCATGAGGACGCCGACATCGTACTTTCCATTCTGCGCAATGACTCCGCAGGTAAGGAGTAGTTCGACCATCTTTTGTTTGTTAATGATGGAGTAGTCATCGATGGTAACTTGGTCGAATCCGAAACAGGAATCGGCAAAGATGTAGACATGGTGCTCATGAGAGACGTCCATTGGTCCGATGCCAATGCAGAGCACTCGTCCAAATAGACCATCATCCCGTCCATAGGAGACATCTTTGTCTCTCCCCGATTCCGTATCGACAACTACACCATGGCCCCGATTGAGGGCAATGATTTCCTGCATCTTCCCGTAAGCATGACGAGGTTCGGTAATAACCTCAAAGGTAGGTTCATACCAGCTAGAGATTTTCTTCTTATTAATAGCTTTGCCGATGTCGCTCAGCATGAGAGGGAACATCCCATGAGAGCGTAGACAATAGGCAGGATGGAAAGTAGGAACCAATTCGATAGGGATAGAATTTTCGAGAGCTACAATCTTCGGAGGACCTACCCGGAGCTTGGTAATTCCTTTCTTAGTTTGTTCCTTGGGAAGCAGTGGCGCTACCGCTGAGTTACCCATTGCCACAACAGTGTGAATGCTGGCGTACTCTAGCTCGGCAATCAGACGCGGGCGGCAAGCCTCAATAGCTTCTCTGGGAAGCTCCTTCATCGAGTCAGGATAATGACAACTTGCCGCGTTAGTGAGAAGCGCACTTCCACGGTTAACGCCGTATTTATTGAGGACCGCATTAAGAAGCTGGCCAGATGCGCCCACAAAAGGTTCCCCGGCTCGGATCTCATGACGAGCTGGCGCTTCCCCGATGAAAGCCAACCCTGAAGATACTCCTGGATGGGTTGGAAATTTTGAGGGTACGTACCTTCCTCTACGGCCCAAAGGGCACCGCTCGCAGTTTGCCAGAGGATGCTTTCTTTCGTCAATGCTGAGAGGAGCACGGTTATCAACCATTCTCTTCAGGGCGCGCTTTGGTTTCGTCGGGTTTTGCGGTGGGTCGACGGATTCTAATGGGACCGGAGGCTCCCCCTTCTTTCTCATCCTCCCTGACAACGTATGAATCCTCTCGACTCGCGCCCTTAGCTGCTAAGAAACTATCGGGAACATAATACCAAATCTTAGTCCCCGGCGTCTTATTCGATGCTGGGTGTGGTTTAATGTAGACCATACCACGACGCATCAGGGTTTCTTCAATATCTGAGATTTCACTCTTGCGGATACGGAACTTTTGCATCACCTCTGTTTGACTGTGCGGAGTGGGGTACTCCATCTTGATCCAGTTAGCAATCTTTTCAATCTTCTTCTCAAACCTGTTCATATCAGGCTTTTGCTCTACGGCGAGAGCAAACTGCATAGCATTCTGAAGCCACTCTTCCCCATAGTGAATGGCCTTCTGCAAATCCTCAGCCGTGATCTTATCCCTGAGGTCTGCCCCGCAGATAAGAATCGCTACCTTAATGATGGAGTTCTTGAGACGATCACAAAGAGCACCATAGAGGACGGGATCGGAAGTGTTGAGTCCCATGGCGACAGAGTCACGGTCGAGCTGTTCCAAGCGAGTCCAGAATTCGGGAGTCCCTTGTAGCTTGACGCGCTTAGCCTTAGGCTTCATGACAGCGCTAGGAGCACCCGAAAGCTTGATACTAATGACACCGTCATCCCCGACACCGGTGACTCTATCTTCGGTGGTAGGTTCGGGCGCATTATAAAAGTGCTTAATCTGCCAGAGCATATCGACAATTGCCTGTCGAGGACTTTCACCCAGCTCCATCATGACATCATCGTCAAGAGGAGGACCGAGCGGTCGCATTTGCTCGGGAGTAGTAGTCCCCGTGACGAATATGAAACGTGGAATGAAACCAGTACGGATGTGCTCCATACTGATAATCTCTTCCATGCGTGATTTGATCCCACCTGACATAATGACCAGGTAAGGGTTTTTGATTTCGATCTTCTCACGTCTGAGAATCCGAGTCTGAGGCTGTCCATCATACAGACGAGTCAAGTTCTCAATTGTACCCGCCATGTAATCTTTGTGGATGATGGCATCCATAAAGCCGGTGATCTCATCGCGGTGGAATAGAGAGACCTTGCCATCCCTAGTCGACAACTCTGTGAGGAGACCTTCCGGTGATCCATCATTCGCTAATAGATAATCATCTAATACGTCGTCAAGTAACTGCCGAGCCATATCAAGGGAGGTAGACTTGCGGGTCACCGTTGTGCCCGCTAGTATCATAATCCAGATGTTGGGAACAAAGGTCGCTTGTTGAGTGGGCAGGCAAATATGCGGAGCCATCGTCGCTGAGAGGATCGAGACTCCGATTGCTTTATGATATTGTACGGGAGCATCCGTAACGGTATGCGCCCACTCCGCGTAGGCATCTATAAATGTCTTCGGGAGTTCTTCTTCGGGTGGGTCGTCAGGCCTGATGAAAGTAACCACCCTGAATTACCCCCTCTAAAAGCTCTGCTCAAAAGGAAGTCCCAGGGTCCGGGGGACGTCATGATGAGAACATAACGGGGAGTGTCCTCCACAAAGAAGGACACTCCCCGAATCTTACGAAGGAATCACACCTTCGCCTCTTCCGGCTTTTCCTCCTTGGTGGACTTAGCCTTTGCCTTCCTCTCTTCAGCAACGGGTGCCTCTTCGGCGACCGGTGCCTCGGTGTCTTCCTCGGAATCAGGCAGCGGGAGGAACTTGTTCACCTTGTTGCGAGCGTTGTACCACTCGCCGGTTTCCTTGTTCTTCCTGCGAGGCTGAACACCCACCTGGACCATCAGTCGCTCACCGACCAATTGCTCCGGGTAAATGTTGATGTCCCCTTCGGTTTCGTAGCCCATTGCCTCCATAAACTGCATAACACGCGGAAGCATTTCCTCAACGAAGACCATACGCTCGAAGATGCGGCGACCCTCAATCTTAATGGTCTCCGTGGACGTCTTGTTCGTTTCCGGACTACGAACGCGCCCGGTGTAGTAGTCGTCCCCATCCTCAGTGGACTCGACAGTAAACGTCCAGTTCACCATCGGAGCGTGGGGGTTCTTAGCCGTCTCGCTGGTCCTTTCCTTCTCGAAATCAGTGATCTCGACAATCACGTTGACCCCCGCAGGAAGGAGGAAGAAATCCCTCTGCGGTTCGACGTCGGAAAAGTTAACGTGGATCGGCTGGTCGTCGTCATCGACTGGCATTGTTCTCTCTTCTCAGGTTCAGATTCAGATTCAGTGCAGGGTCACTTCTTTTTCTTCATCATGGGTTGTTGAGCCTGGCTGCTAGTACCTGTAGATGAAGTGACAACCGTGGAGTTGTCGAAATCTACAGTGGATTGACCAGGGTTTCGCACCATGACGTCGTACATGTACTTCATTGTCGGATTCTCAATCTTGATTCCAACACCGGGAGTCCGACACTTGGCAGTGATACGATCGTCCCTATCCATCAGGGCAAATCGCACATTGCCTCCCCCACGTCGTTGCACATAGAGATATGCAACGAAATCGAAGAACGCGGGGGAATCCGACCGAAGTTTCTTGCTGACGTTCGGCCGGATAAGCCATGCGGGGTTATCTCTTGTACCCTTTGAGGGGTCAGCATCTTCATAGACTGTTGCTGTGAAGATGGTGTTCATACGTAGGTCTCGGAAGGCGCGGAAGAATCTACGCATCTCAGCAGTAGTTTCATTCCACTCTTCAAACTTGGGGAGCGAAGCGTCTAGCTCAACCTTTGTGGAATAACCTGCGAGCTTCGCCATATTGAGAGCTTGAGCTTCGGTAATACTGTCGACAACTACTGTCTTATAGGGATGCCGTCCCCTAAACAGTTCATTGTAGACAGCCTGTAGGTCATCCCATTTCTCAGGCTGATAGATATCGATCAGCTCAAGAGCCTCGGGAGGAAGGTGGTCAAGCGTTCTCGTTCCCGCTTCCATATCAATAAACAGAACGGGAGACAATTCCTCTACAAGGGCGGCCTGTGCAGCAAGTAGAGTCTTTCCTGCCCCTGACTCTCCATAGAGGAGAGCATTCAACCATCGCTGAGTTCTATCGGATGCTTTCCTTGTCTTAAGACGACCCAAGGTTTGAGATGTCAAACGTTGAGGAACGTCCAGCTCAGTCGAAACTACTTCATCAACAACAGTGCCGTCTACAATAGTGGCATCGACAATTTGATCTACTTCATCAACTCCTGACGGAGTCATTCAACGACCTCCACTCCTCGTTCGGTTCTTTCCTCTTCCATCCAATGACGTCGATCCGTTTGGATGAAGCTGTTCTTCCACAAATACGTAAGTTCTTCACCTCGGAAAGTCGCAATGCAAGGCTGACGATACTTGCAGCCTCCACAATGGAATCGACTGACGTTCGGATAGACACGAGGACTACGGACCATATCGGCCGACTCAACCGCGATGTTACGGCCGATATTGATTAGCTCATCCTCTGACTTCAGAACGACGAAACGCTGAGCGAAAATCATAGTGTCCGAGGAGCGAAGCCATTCAAGGTAATCGTCATAGCAACCGTCAACATACGCTTGAGGATCGTGCTGGGCTACGTAAGGTTCAAACACGTCAATGTTTGTCGCCTGCGTCTTTGAGGTAGAGAATGCGCAGCCCTTTTGAATCCGTTTGAGGGCACGCGGAGGTCGGGGGAAATCCTTCCGCGTCTCAGCGTAGATGAACCCATTGACGTTAAGGTTGAGAGCAACACGCAATGCCCACGTATATCCGCCAACCTGGTCGTCCAACTCTAGGAATTCATCATTCTTAGAGATAACTCCCGCTGACTTCCAGTCGAAGATGTAATAGTCACCATCGGTTAAATCTTCGCAAAGCGCATCTACCCGACCCCCATAGACAACAATAGAGTCATCGTCGTTGGGGTCATTTGAATGGTTCTGTCCACAGGCAGGAGAGTTAAGGCATCGGAGAAACTGACCAGGATTGTCAGGATCTCCGAGAGGAACCTCGAAAGGAATCTCGACTGCAATAGGACGGAACCACCCATCGAACTTCGGGTGGATATACCTAGCGTGATAGGTCAGCATTCCTACACCAAGGTCAAGCTTATCCTCGAAGTCGGATTGCATTTCCAAAGGTAGTTCCTTGAGCCTGTGACTCTCAAGGTATCGCTTACGTTGTTTCTCAGCCTCTACAAGGAATGCCTGAATAGCACCGGCTAGCTTTTCATCGTCATCGGTAGTGTCCCACGTAGCAGGATTGTAGAAGACCTGCATTCCACAGTGAAAACAGATGCCGAAATCAAGCCTATCCTCAGGCTCAATGGGCACGTAACCATCTACGTAAGCCCAATGATGCCTTCGACGACAGCTTCTGAATGACCTACGTTCGGAGTTGTGCACCTCATGGGGCATTCAGTAGCCTCTTTCTTTCTTGACGCCT